GTAGTGGAAGAAAATTTAGAAGTGGTAGCAGAGTAGTAGTAAATAGTTTTACGCCCCTTTAGTTAAATGGTATAACGCTAGATTTGTAATCTTGAATTGTTAGTTCGATTCTATCAAGGGGCACCAAGAAGTATATTCCGTGGAATCCGAGCTAGGCGCACGGACTTGACTGTTAATCAATGATTAGCTGGGTTCGAATCCCAGACACGGAGCCAAAATATAACCTCTAACCATAAATAATATAAATAAATATATTAAAGGTTAGAGGTTATATGTCAACATCAAGCGAAAGAGTTAAAAAGTGGCGCGAAACTACCAAGCAAAGAATGGTAGATTCAATGGGCGGCCAGTGTCAATGTTGCGGATATAACAAGTGTATAAAAGCATTAGCATTTCATCACATTGACCCAACCAAAAAAGACATAGGATTTGGAGCCACAAGAGCAAATCCTAAATCTTGGTTGAAATTAGTAGAAGAACTTAGGAAATGTATTTTACTCTGTCATAATTGCCACAGCGAAGTACATGCAGGTGTTAGAAAACTTCCTAAAAAATATTCTACATTTAATGAAAATTTTGCTGAATATCAAAGTATAGCCGAATATGATATCTGTCCAGCCTGTAATGGTCAAAAACCTGTAAAACAAAAATATTGTAGCCATAAATGTGCTCAAACTTATAGACGAAAAGTTGATTGGGACAGTATTGATTTATTAAAATTATTGAAAGAAAAAAGTATAAGCGAGTTAGAAAAAATGTTAAATGTTTCTAATGCGGCTATATATAAAAGACGCGACAAGATTCTAAAAAAAGGAAGTTATGAGTAAATTATCTGATACACTTAAGGCCGCATTAGACAAGAAAAAAGGTATCCATCATGTGGATGGTAGCGAAGTCAATGCCACTGTGGAAAAGAAAGTTCGAGTAAAACCTTCAGCTGGTCCTAGTAAAAAACCTCCAACCAGGAGTGCTGGCCGCGGTAGGTAGTATGGCTACCGTTACAGTCAATCGAATGACCATAGCTGACATTCCAGCTATGCATCATGAACTAAGAAACTCTAGAGGACATCTCAAAGAACTAGGGTGGGTAGCTACTAGTCTCTATAGACAATTCGAAGCACACTTTACTAACTTAATTAAGAACGATAAACTTTGGATATATGTTATCCGTGTGGACAATGTACTAGCAGGTGCTATTGAGGTAGAGCCTAGAAAAGACAGTTACTTTATTGGTTATTGGTTAGGCCTGCGCTTTAGAGGTAAAGGCATAATGACCATGTGTGTTAAAGATGTTATTACACACGATCTTCCTGACGACAAACCTTACACAGCTCGCATTGTAGTTGGCAATGAAAAGAGTGGTGCTATCTTACATCGCCTTAAGTTTACAGAAACACACACTTTTGAAAACTACACTTACTTTAAGAAGTACGGTAAATATTTCTAGCAACGCCGGGTTCTTCCGACGTCGGCACACAAACTGACGCTTGACATATAGATGTCTTTACTGTATTATCAATACATAACGCCGGGCCGTAGCAGTTATCTGCCAGCTCTTAAGTTAATCTAATTTAGGAGAAATCATGTTTAAATCAAAGTTTTACGAAAAGTTCCCACGAAGTGTGGCCAAGGTTATTTCCTGGCGTATATTAGTTACTATTACTAATTTCTTTGGAGGATGGATCGCATCAGGTAATCCCTGGGTAGGACTAGGTGTAGTTAGTTTTGCCTTGGTAGTTAACAGTGTTCTTTACTTTGTACACGAAAGAGCCTGGAATCGTTCTGATTGGGGCAAAGCTATCAAAGAAGGTGCAGTAGGTTGACCTACCTATATCACAACAAAGGGGTTTACCGTGCCAATGGTAAGCCTTTCTTTAACAAGTTAGAAGCTATCATGGAAGTTAACCAACATGGTGGCTACATTGAATGGGACTATCACGACAATATTTTTGGCACAGCTCGTTGGGATATAGATCCTCCTGTGGCACTCAAAGAACTGTATCGTCAGCGAGCACTACAGTTGCGTGAAGCATACGATCACTTGGTGTTGTTTTATTCAGGCGGTGTGGACTCTTGGAACATACTTAAAACCTATATCGACAACAATATTCGATTGGATGAAATCTATATCTTTGGTGCTTTTGAAGCTGAAGAACAAGTTAACGACCGTATAGGATTTGATACTACTCCAGGATACTACACTAGAGAGATTCAGCAATCACTGCCGTTGGTAAAAAAATTAGCCGAAGAACGAAACATTAAGGTTAATGTATTTGATTGGACCAAACACATACTAGCGGCTGCCAATGATCCAGATTGGTTTTGGACCGCTGGTGTACGCTTTGATCCTACCTGTATGGTTCGTAGCAAGTTTCACAAGATATTCCGAGAGCATAACGAACTCTTGCATCGAGGTCGTCGTGTTGGCTTTGTCTATGGTGTAGATAAACCTAGACTCATGCGTGACAACACCGACATATACTTTTCGTTCTTGGATGTTATTATGACTACAGGTACATTACCTACCAATGATATCCTAGGCGAGTATTGGGAAAATGACGAATACTTTTACTGGACTCCTAACATGCCTGAGTTAGCAGTTAAACAGAGTCATGTGGTAGTAAACTGGTTAAAGTCTCAGAATAAGATTCACTTGATCAAGCATACAAAAAATATTGCCAGCTTTCATGATGAAGCTTACTATAGAGAAGTTAATCGTAGCATATACCCAGACTGGAATATCAACACCTGGCAGATCAAAAAGCCTACCAAAGCAGTCTGGAACGAACTAAGCCGTTGGTTTATCGAAGGCGAGTTTGAAGCCAAAACCAAGTGGGTCGCCAGCCTGCTTGAATTGGAAAGAATCTGTGGCAAAAAATGGTTTAACAATAATACTGTGGAAGAAGGCCTGCGTGGGCATTTGAGTCCTATGTATCGTATAGCCAGTTACCAGATTGACACAGAATCCGTTTTATTGTATAATTAGTAGTTAACTTAAAAGAAAGGAGGGCACTATGCCTAGCGTATTTTTAGTATCAGACACGCACTTTGGTCACGCAGGTGTGTGCCGCTTTACACATCCTAAGGATCCTAATGTAAAGTTACGGCCTTGGACTGATCCAGATGAGATGGACGAAGCCATGGTTAAGGCCTGGAACGACCGTGTTCGACCTGGGGATAAAGTTTATCATTTGGGTGATGTTGTTATCAATAGGAAAGCACTACCTATCTTGGATAGACTTAATGGTGATAAAGTTTTAATCCGTGGTAACCATGATATCTTTAAGGATGAAGATTACAGCAAGTACTTTCGTAGCCTTCGTGCATACCATGTCATGGACGGAATGATCTTTAGTCACATACCTGTTCATCCGGATAGCATTGGTCGTTTTGGAGTTAACATTCATGGTCATTTACATGCTACTCGTGTGATGAGGCCGTTGGCTACCAGTGGGCGCACAGATGTCATTGATACTCGATATCATTGCGTCTGCGTAGAACAACTGCCAGACTTTGCACCTATCCTGTACGAAGATGTCTTAGATCGTATTCGTGCAGAAGGTGGTGTGATAGGGTTCCAAAACGGCAATGGTCCTGCAATGTAATGAAACAGTTACCCAAGAACTTTTGTGTAGCACCGTTCGTACAATGCACGACACATCCATCAACCTCGTTTAGTCCTTGCCCATACTTAGGTGGTACTGTATGGGCAAGAACTGAACAAAACATTCTAGCACAATGGACCAGCACGGATTTAGAAGCACTTAGGCAAGACTTTATTGAAAATAAACAAAGCCCTATTTGCCAAAGATGCTGGCACGAAGAAGCCAACAATAAACCTAGTCTAAGATTAAGACTGTTTGATCCTGTTAATCGCTCTTCCGAATATTCATTCATTGACGCCGATACTTTCACCGATCACATTCTAGAAAAACTATCCACTGGCAGTTATCTCAAAGGACCCGAAGTACTGACTATCAAAAATGGTAATGTATGCAATGCCAAATGTCGAGTATGCCATCCAGGTGACAGCAGTCGGTGGCATGCAGATGCAGTTCGTCTTAAAGAAATTACCGGTCAACAATACTATTCATTAAATCAAATTGAACGCAACTGGACTGACAGTCAACTGGATGAAATTGTCAAGTTGGCCAGTAACCTAAAACGATTAGAACTGTTTGGTGGCGAACCTCTTTACAATAAAAAAGTATATAGGTTACTAGAACGCATTGTTGAATCAGGGGACAGTCAGCATATCACTTTGTACATTAATACCAACGGTAGTGTAGACCTAACGGAAAAAGTTCCCTGCATCAAGGACTTTAAGGAAGTTGAAATAGGTGTCAGCATCGACGGTGTTGGCAGTCACTTTGACTACATTCGGCATGGACTAGAATACGAAACTGTAAAGAAAAATGTTCTTAGGTGGCAGGAGTATTTTACAGAGCACAATGTAAAATATTTTATAGATTCTATCAGTACAGTAGAAATACTTAATGTCTATTATCTACCCGAAATCAAAGCCGCTGTCAAAGAGATACTGCCCTTGTCACCATTCTGGAACCTGCTGGTAGATCCAGCCTATCTGTTTATTAAAAACATGCCGGATTCAGCTAAAGAAGCTGTTCGTGCTAAGTTATCCACAGACCCAGAATTTGACGATTTAATCCGTGTTATGCAACAGCCCGCTGATCCTGCAGAATGGGCTAAATTTCTAGAAATAACCGCCGCGCTAGACACCGTAAGAGGCGAAAATTTCGCCAAAACCTTCCCAGAATTTGCTCAAATAGTGTTGTAAAAAAGCCACAGCCAAAAGGTTGACCCAAAATGCCCTTTTTGCTATACTAGTATTATAGTAAACAATAAGGAGCTGAAATGACTACAGTAGAATACAAAATTGGTGATGATGTTAGCCACGGAATTGGCGGAGATCGTTACTACGATGGTAAAATTACTCGTATTACCAAGCGTTTTATTTTTACAGATGCTGGACGTCAATATACACGCAAAGAAGCTCGAGATGGTACTGTATATTATACCCAAACTGGTTGCAAATACTGTTATTTGATGCCAGGTAAACACGAATACATGGACCCACACTTTTAATAGGTTGACCCAAAATTATCCGTTTGTTATAATATTACATTAAGTTAAAAAATAGGAGCCGAAATGACCCAGATTGATAATATCATTCAAGTAAACAACATCGTAAACGAAGCTAAACAGGCCGCTCGCGAAGCCGCTGAAAAATACTTCCAAGAGAAGCTAGGTGGTGTAGATCAGTACTCCTGTGGTTTTGCCTGGGTTGAGATCTACGGTGTCAAAGGCAACACTCGTTTGGGCAAGGCTTTCAAGGCCGCAGGTATTCGCAAGAATTACAATGGTGCTTATTCAATCTGGAATCCAGCAGGCCTAGGTGTGCAGAACATCGATACCTTAGAAGTGGGTGCAGAAGCGGCCGCAAAGGTTTTTGAAAAATATGGTTTCCGTGCTTATGCCGGTAGTCGTTTAGATTAAGGAGTAGTATATGGTTTTACATGACTTAATAACTTTAGATTATGCAATGGAAATAATCGAAGAATACTGTATCAGCAAAGGAGTTGACAGTCTTAGTGGTATCGAAAGAATGGTCAAGGACTACAAAATCCTGGATACAAGACAGCAGTTGGCAGTTGATCGTTTCATGGCAGAGGCCAAGGTTGACGCATAATCAACAATATTATACAATGTAGTTTAGTAGTTAATTTTAATCATTTAATAAGGAACACAGCCCATGTCAGAATCAAGACAAGTCACAACAGTACAAACTCGTCGTAGTTTGCTCAAAGCATTTAAACATCAACGCCCATTGTTCTTATGGGGACAACCTGGTATTGGTAAATCAGAATTGGTAGCAGATGTTACCAATGAACTAGGTGGTTACATGATTGACCTTCGTTTGGGTCAAATGGAGCCGACAGATATTCGTGGTATTCCGTTTTATAATAAAGACTTAGGTAAAATGGATTGGGCTGAGCCAATTGACTTGCCTAGCGAAGAACTGTCATCACAGTATCCTATCGTAGTATTATTCTTAGATGAAATGAATGCGGCGGCTCCTAGTGTGCAAGCGGCGGCATATCAACTAATTCTTAACCGTCGTATTGGCAAATACAAGTTGCCAGACAATGTAGTTATTGTAGCCGCAGGTAATCGTGAAAGCGATAAAGGTGTTACATATCGTATGCCAACTCCGCTGGCAAATCGTTTCATTCACCAAGAGATGAAGGTGGACTTTGCTAGTTGGCAGGATTGGGCAGTTAATCATAACATCCACAAGGATGTGGTAGGTTACTTGAGTTTTGCTAAACAGGACTTGAATGACTTTGATCCTAAATCAGCTAGTCGTGCATTCGCAACTCCACGCTCATGGTCATTTGTCAGTGAATTATTGTCTGATGAAGACAGCGATGACGATACCTTGACTAACCTTATTGCTGGTACTGTAGGCGAAGGACTTGCTGTTAAGTTCATGAGTCATCGTAAGGTAGCAGGTCGTATGCCCAAGCCCGAAGATATCTTGAGTGGCAAAGAAACTGAACTCAAT